GATCTTTCAAAGACTGCACAAAAGAAAGCGAAGGCATAACATGTTTGCATTATTAGGTTCTGTTCTTGGGTTTGCTAGTTCGGCGGTTCCGGCTATTACGGATGCGTTTGCTAAGAAACAAGACAATAAATTTGAATTAGAAAAAATGAGAACGATGGCTGAATTAAGAGCCGCAGGCTACGACCATGACGTTCGCATGTACGAAACAATGGGCGCAGATAACGAGCATGATCGTCTTATCCAACATGACATAAGTATAAATCAAGGTGTTGGTTTTATATCGGGGTTACAGAAATCGGTAAGGCCCGTAATCACTTATGCTTTCTTTTTGTTGTTTGCTACGATAGAGATCACGTTATTGATGGAAGCATTAAAAGCTGGCACTAATTTCTCGGAAGCCATAAATGTCTTGTGGGATGACGAAACTAAGGGTATCTTTGCGGCTATACTATCTTTTTGGTTCGGCTCAAGGGCAATAGACAAAGCGAGGAAAGTTAAATGAGTTTATATGCAAACATGAATAAAAGGAAAAAAGAAGGTACTTCTCGTTCTAAAAAGAAAAGCACGATTAGTCCAAAGGCCTATGCCAATATGAAGGCAGGCTTCCCTAAAAAGAAAGCTAAGAAAAGGAAAGCTTAAGTGATACAAAATTACGAGCATTGTTTACACTTATTACTAGAGCACGAAGGGGGTTTTGTAAATCATCCGAGCGATCCAGGTGGGATCACTAATCACGGTGTTACTAAAAAAGTATATGAGGACTGGGTTGGAAGAGAAGTCTCTGAACAAGAGATGAGAGATCTTACTGTGGATGACGTAGCTCCAATATACAAAAACAATTATTGGGATCGAGGTAGCTGTGATGAGTTACCTAGTGGTGTAGATTGGTGTGTGTTCGATTGGGGCGTTAACAGTGGTATGAGTAGATCAGCCAAAGCATTACAACGAATTATTGGTGTGGAAGCAGATGGCGGTATTGGACCGATGACGCTTCGAGCTGTAGAAGAGATGGCTCCAGAAGAAATAATAGTTCCTATGCATAAAGCAAGGCAGGAATTTTATGAAGGTCTAAGTACGTTCGATACTTTTGGTAGAGGATGGACAAGACGAAACGATGAGACGCTGGAAGCAGCATTAGAAATGGCAGTGTAATAGAAAGGATACTCTCATGTGTGGATCAATGGGAAAAAAGAAAAAGATGAAGTACAAAGATGGCGGCAAGGTTAAAGGAAACTTTCCTGACTTAACTGGAGACGGCAAGGTTACTAAGAAGGACATTCTTAAAGGCCGAGGTGTTAAAGGCATGATGGGCGGCGGCATGGTTAAGTACAAAGATGGCGGTAAAGTGGATGCTAAAGGCCAAGGAGCTCAAGTAAAACCAAATTTATTTAGCGGAATCTATTAAGTGCTAGACGGAGTTGAATTTGCTCGCTATATGTATAAGGTATTGAAGGAGAGAGAACAGAATATATCTGATGCTCTTTCCAACGGTGCAGTTAAGGACTGGGAGCAGTACAAATCTTTGGTAGGTGAGATACGGGGCGTTGCCTTTGCCAGAGAAGAAATTAAAGCCCTGCTGGAGAAGAACGCAGACGATGTCGAAGACCTTATATCTTCCTGAACATGTCGCGCAGAAAAGGAAAGCTGAAAAGGAGGCTGAGAAGTCGTCTTCTATCGCTGACAGCGCGTATATACCCGCCGATGAAAGGGTTTTAGACCCTTCACTCTTAGATCAACCCTTAGTCGAAAGATTACCTCAACCTACAGGGTGGCGTATTTTAGTTATGCCGTACCAGGGGAAAGCTAAAACTGGTGGTGGACTATTTATTCCAGATGAAATTCGTGAACGAGAAGCAGTAGCTACTGTTGTTGCTTATGTTATGCGAGTTGGCCCGATGGCTTACAAGGATCCGAACAAGTTCGGACCAGACGCAGAGCCTTGGTGCAAGCAAGGTCAATGGGTTTGCATTGGTCGTTATGCTGGATCTCGTTTTAAAATTGATGGTGGCGAAGTTCGCATCATAAATGATGACGAAGTTATTGCTACTATTTTAGAACCAGATGACGTTAAACATATTTAGGAGAGAGTCATGAGTGAAGAAACAGAAGTCAAGCAAGCTGGTGACGCAGAAGAACCAGTTGTTGTTGAAGTAGAAGAAACCGGTAGTGAAGCACCAGAAGAAAAGGTTGCTACGCAAGAGCCTGAAGTTAAAGTCCAAGAAGAGGCTCCTAGCGAAGAAGCTGGCGATGAACTTGAAACGTATAGTAAGAATGTTCAGAACCGAATTAAGAAACAAACAGCAAAGTACCATCAAGAAAAACGTGATAAAGAAGAAGCTCAAAGATTTGCTGAGAAGTTGTTGCAGGAAAACAACAATCTAAAGGCTCATAACAAACAGCTAGATAGTGGTTACTTGAATCAGTATGGAGCTAAAGTTGATGCACAGTTGCAATCAGCTAGACAGGCATACAAGGACGCGTATGAGTCCGGTGATTCAGATGCTGTAGTCAAGGCGCAAGAATATTTGTCTCGTGCAACTATAGACTCTGACAGGTATAATGTTGCAAAACAACGCGCTGATCAAAGATTGTCTGTAGAGCAGGCGCAGCCCGAAGAACAAAGACAGGCTGTTGCACCGCAACAAGCGGCACCGCCTCCTCCTCGACAAGAGGATCCTAAAGCTAGAGAGTGGGCCGAAAAAAATACTTGGTTTGGTCAGGATGAGGTTATGACTTATGCTGCATTTGGCATCCATCGTAAGATGGTAGAAGAAGAAGGGTTTGACCCGCTGTCAAATGAGTACTATACTGAGGTAGATCGCAGATTATTGTCGGAGTTTCCGGCAAAATTAGGCGTTAAGAAAACGGGAGGAAGTACCCAGGTCGCACCCGCTGGATCTTCCGCATCTCGCAACACTAAAAAGGGGCGCAGGACCGTGACGCTAACTCCATCGCAAGTTGCGATGGCAAAGAAGCTTAATGTACCTATTTCGGAATATGCAAAGTATGTGAAGGATTAAAAACATGGCAGAAGCAAGAGCACCACGATCAACTGAGACGCGAGAAAAACAAACGCGCAGAAAACCCTGGGCACCGCCCAGTCGCCTAGATGCCCCAGAAGCCCCAGCGGGTTATGTGCATCGTTGGATACGAACATCTATGCGAGGAGAGGATGACCAGACAAATGTTCATGCTAAACTTCGTGAAGGATGGGAACCCGTTCGTTCTGAAGAGTATCCTGACTATGAAGCTCCGACCATCGAAGATGGTAAATTTGCAGGAGTTATTGGTAATGGTGGCTTAATGTTGTGTCGAATACCTATCGAAACCGCCAATGAAAGAAACGAGTATTACGGGACCCGGACCCGCGAAGCAATGGCCGCAGTCGATCAAGATCTAATGAAGGAACAAAATCCTTTGATGCCTATTCATCAGAGTAGGCAAAGTCGTGTAACCTTCGGCAGAGGAAAACCCTCTTCTGAATAATTAATGAGGTGCTATAATGGCAAATACTAATGGCGCATACGGTCTTAGACCGATAAGTATGCAGGGTGCTACACCCAATTCCACTGGTTTGAGCGAGTATCGCATAGCGGCAGCAAACACTAACAAACTCTATCAAGGCCAAGCGGTTATTCCGTTGGCGGCGGGAGTTATTGACGATCTACAAGCTGCGGCTGGTGGTAACGTCTCTATTGTCGGTGTTTTCTGGGGCTGTGAATATGTCTCAAGTTCTACTGGAAAAATGACTTGGTCCAATTACTGGCCTGGTTCTGGCGCGGATACAAATTTCCCCGTCAAAGCTTTCTTGTATGACAGTCCAAATCAATTGTTCTCAATTGCTACATCTAATGTAGTAGCTGGCTACAACACTGAAGCAGAGGTTCGCACAGCGGTCTTCTCAAACATCGCTCTTGCAGATGGCAACTCTGGTACTGATAGTACTGGTATATCATCTGGAACTGCGGATCTAAATACTGTCGCAACCACCAACACTTTAGCTCTTAGAGTTATGGGCATCCAAGACGATGTTGATAATGAAGACTTTACTGTCGCTGGTATCCCTTTAATCGTTAGAATCAATAACCACTTCAATGCGCCAACTGGCTCCATTGCGGCGGGTACTGTTTCAACAACTGGCGTATAGGAGACTAGAAAATGGCTATATCACGCGCACAACTAGCAAAAGAGCTAGAGCCTGGTCTCAATGCCTTATTTGGCATGGAGTATGACAGGTACGAAAACCAACATGCAGAGATCTATACTACTGAATCTTCAGACAGAGCGTTTGAGGAAGAGGTGATGCTCTCTGGATTTGGTGCCGCTCCGAACAAGTCGGAAGGCAACGCCGTAAGTTTCGATGATGCTAACGAAGCATTCACTGCTCGTTACAACAACGAAACAATCGCATTGGCATTCTCAATCACGGAAGAAGCTATCGAAGACAATCTTTATGATCGTCTCGGAAGCCGATATACCCGTGCTCTTGCTAGGTCAATGGCTCACACGAAACAGGTAAAAGCTGCAAGCATCTTGAACAACGCGTTCACTGGTGGGGCTTCTGCCGGAGGAGATGGAGTTGCACTTTGTTCAACTGCACACCCTCTTACAAACGGTGGGACACTATCAAACACACCAGCGGTTGCATCTGATTTAAACGAAACTTCTTTGGAAGATGCGTTGATCAGTATCGCTGGCTATGTGGATGAGCGTGGGATGAAAGTTGCTCTTCGCGGTATGAAGTTAATTCTACCACGTCAACTTCAGTTCATCGCAGAACGTATCATGGTATCTAATCTTCGGGTTGGCACTGCGGATAACGACACTAACGCAATCAAATCAATGGGAATGGTTCCTGACGGTTATGCTGTCAATGACTTCCTAAGTGATCCAGATGCGTGGTGGGTTAAAACAGATGCACCTCGTGGGTTTATCCACTTTGAGCGTACTCCGATGGCTACCAACATGGAGTCCGACTTCGATACAGGCAACATGAGATACAAGGCTCGAGAGCGTTACAGCTTCGGATTCTCGGATCCACGTTGTGTATTCGGTTCGCCAGGAGCGTAATCGGAACTATTAAGAAATAGAGAGGGCGGCTATTTAGTCGCCCTTTTTTCGTTTAAAAAGGAGAGTAAAATGAAAATTGTAAATTGGATTACTGGTCGCCTGTCTGAACCATCGAGTTATGCTGCGATAGGTGTAGGAGTTATAGGTATAGGAATGATATCAGGTGTAGGCGAATTGTTGTTCGTCGGTGTTGCATGTGCTGTCCTAGGACTTATTATTGCAGAAGAAGCCAAAAAAGACAAATAAATAGAGAAAGGGTCCGGTATCAACTTGACCCTTTCTTTTTCTTTTAGAATATTGTATTCTATACATACCTTGACAGTCGCATCCCGCGACTGACATTTGCCAAGACAAGGAGATTGATATGGCTAATACAACATTTAACGGTCCAGTCCGTTCGGAAAATGGTTTTGAAACCGTAACAAAAAATGCAACAACAGGTACTATTACAATTACCAGTGGTAATAAAATGGCTGTTGAAGCTGCAACAGCGGCAGGAATAGAAGGTACTGCGGCTGTTTATGTTACTCAAGTAGAAAGATTTAAAAGTGACACTACTACTAATGTAAACATTGTTAAAACAACTATAATGATTGATCTAACTGGACTGCATTCAACAGCAGCAGGAGATATTATTGGTAAAGACGGTGATGGAGTTGCCTACATTGGTCAGGTAACTACTGCTAACTCCGGTACAGTTTTTGGTGTTACTATGATGTGTCTCGAAACACCTGCGGGTGGAGATCCAGACATTAATCTACATTCTGCTACAGAAGCTACAGGTGTTGAAGATACTGCTATTTCTGATCTAACTGAGACGTTGATTATCAACTCAGGTGATTTAGCGGCGGGTAGTTTAGTTGCCGGTGGCGATATTGCGGCAGATCAGTATCTGTATTTAACTGCGGGCGCAACAACAGACGCAGATTATACTGCGGGACGTTTGCTGATTACAATCACTGGTTACGATGTAGCAAGTTAATAATTAAGGTAGGGGGAAACCCCTACCTCTTTTGTAAAGGAGAATAATATGGCAGGTTCAGACGTACAATCCACCTTTATTGAATCAGCGGCGGCGGATCCAGATGGAATTTCAGAAAGCGCACAGGTTGCAAACAATGCTAACTTAGTCATAGGTGGTGCGTTAGCAAGCGGCGGTGCTGTGACTTTCGACAGTCCAAGAAATGTTACTATTACTTCTGGTGGTAATGATAGTGGAATAACTTTCACTGTTACTGGAACAGATGCAAGCGGCGCGGCTCTAGCAGAAACTATTACAGGCGGCAACGCTGGAATAGCAACAGGAACATCAATCTTTGCAACAGTTACTCAAATAGCCGCAGTAGGTGATCCAGCGGGAACAGTTACGGCAGGATCAGGTGCTACAATACAGGCTACTATTTTTGCTGGAAGATGTAGATTAAAAGGTATTTATTTAGTCAGCACTGCTACGGGTGGAACGATTTCGTTTAGGAACGGCTCTGTAACAGGAACGGCTCTTTTACAATATCAAACCCCTGCGAGTGTAGGTTCGGAATATCCAGATGTCCCAGACAATGGGATGGTGTTTCCAGACGGAGCTTACCTTACTTACAGCTCTGTTAACGCAACTTCTGCAACGATCTTTTACGCTTAGAGGTTCCTATGGCTGATAACATGCCAAAGAGAAATAAAAAGAACTTTCGTCCTACTAAGAGTGGGGCGGGGATGACTGAGAAAGGTGTTAAATCCTATAGAGCAAAGAACCCAGGATCAAAGTTAAAGACTGCGGTCACGGGCAAAGTTAAAAAAGGTAGCAAGGATGCGAAGAGACGGAAATCTTATTGCGCTAGGTCTGCGGGACAAATGAAACAATTTCCGAAGGCGGCTAAAGATCCAAACAGTCGGCTTCGACAAGCTCGTAAAAGATGGAGATGCTGATGAGTTATCAGGTCAAATTAATCTTTATTGCTGCTGGAGTTTCTATTGTCGTAGGCGTTGTTGGCACATGGTCTACTTGGGTTACTCGTACTTTAGTTACTGTTGATAAAACTACGGCAGTGATGAATGAGAAAGTAACCAGTAATCATGCTATGCTAACTGTAATACTAAAAAATCTTTCCGTAGAAAGGGTGAAATATGTCAACGTCAGGGACTAGAAACTTTGATCTTAGTATCGCAGAGATAATAGAAGAAGCGTATGAACGGTGCGGATTAGAAGTGAGAACGGGATACGATGCAGAGACAGCTAGAAGATCTCTTAACTTAATGTTTGCTGATTGGTCCAACAGAGGAGTTAATCTCTGGACAGTACGTTCTGCTACTCAAGCTTTAACACAAGGTACTTCGGCTTACACTTTGAACAAACACACTGTTGATATATTACAGATAGTTCTTAACCGAGATGGTACGGACTACGAGATGGATCAAATTAGTAGGGCTAACTATGCTACTATCCCAAATAAAACCACGCAAGGAAGACCTAGCCAGTACTACTTTGATAGAAAGATTTCTCCTATTATAAATGTTTGGGCTACTCCAGAGAACTCAACAGATACACTGACGTATTATTACATCCAACAAATGGAAGATGCAGATTATCTGTATAACAATGTGGAGGCTCCCTTACGTTTTTATCCTTGTATGGTGGCGGGACTAGCATACTATATGGCTATGAAACGAGCACCAGATAGATTGCAAATATTAAAGTCTGTTTACGAGGAAGAATTTGCTAGAGCTTCTGACATGGACCAAGACTTCTTAGATCTTGCTCTGAGACCCAGTGGTAGTTATTTGAGGGCAAACTAATGGCATACGCAAGTGGTAAAAAAGCTTGGGG